CCCGACTTATCAATGCGCCAGCCACGGGCATTATCGGCATAATCATTGGACTGAATATAATTGCCGATTTTTGCGTTATCGATTGTGCCGTCTTTGATAAAAGCACTGTCAATAAATACCTGCCCATCAATAACGGCAAACGGTGAGTATTGGTGATCCCCGCTACCGCTCATTAACACGAACTGATTGGCATTGAATCCTACGCGCGTCACCACCGGCTTTCCGGCCTCAGCAAGCACAGCGATCGACATTCCCGCATTGTAGAACACGCCATTCACCCGCACGCCGGCTTTCAACGTATGAATGGCTGTCGCGCCGTCGGCATCAACTGTTGCCGTCAGTTTGTCTTCCAAAACCGCAACCATATCGCCAATCTGTGCCTGCACCTGCGTAGACATTTCAGCCAGTGCATTATCGACCTGAGCGATTGTGGTTTTCACGACAAGAATATCAGCACGCACCTCACCGTATTGCGCCCACTGATGATCGACGGTTGCATTGTTGGCCAGCGCATTCTGAATGATGGCTTCAATGTTGGTATCGATGTCACCCGTAAGGCGATCACCGTCCTTATCCGTCAGGAAACCATCGCCTATCCCCTCCAGGTAATCCCCAGCATTCGCATTTGCCTGTCCCTGCACCCACTCAATCCAGTCGCCCTGGTTGCCGGTCTTGTCTTGTAGACGGGCACGGAACCAAAACACCTGTCCTGCTTTTAGCCCCGTCATTATGTAGCTGCGTTGCGGATAAGGGACATCAGCAAGCAATAAAGCATCCTGCCCATCTTGCGATATAGCGTATTGGATTTCTGTTTTCAGCGTGTCTTCTGCGCCGGCCGGGAATCCCCAATCAAGCTGAATGCCCCACAACAACGGGGAGGCAGTAAACCCGACAGGCTTCGGCGGCTTACCCTCCTTCCCTTTCAGTACGGTTTCAGGGGCGTTTGCCCATACGCTGGAAATCTCCGCCGCGTTAATGGCACGTACACGAGCCTGATATCGACCGGCATAAATCCCAGGCACCTCAAAACCCTGCGTTGACGTTCTGGCCGCCGGTATCCAGTTGCCATTATCACGCCGCCACTCCGCCTCATAGGCAATGGCACTTTCAGCCCGATCCCATGTAACACGTAGTGTGGCCACGGCCAGCCCTTGAATAATGGCTGACGACTCACCTATCTGAACATTCTTCGGCGGCGGCTGCACACCTGGCGGGATAACGCTGATCGGCGGGTCTTCAATCCGCGCACCTGTATCGATTTTTGCAAATTTATTTGGGTCATGCTCGACAGCGGTAATATCGAACGATACCCCGTCATCGCCTTCTTTAATGCCTGTAACGCGGAATTGCTGCAGTGCAAGGTCTGACGCGTCAACTGCCCACACGGCCTCAGCAACCGGTGTTTCGGAATACGCCGTCGTGACCGTAACGGTTTTACCCGATACAGCCGCAATGGTTCGCCCCTCGGCCTTACCGCTTGGCAGGTTCAAAATCAAACGTTCGCCAACAGCTGCGGAGGAAACCCGATCAAGGTTGATATTGCGGCCATCTACCGAACTGATACGGCCACCGAGCGGCCGCCCTGCCAGCATTTCATCAGCTACGGCAATAATCCAACCAGGCAACGGCACTTTGCCATCAAGGCCCACGGTGAATGACACCAGGCGATCCTTGTCGTTGGTGTGTAACAGCCATTTACCCCGGCGGATACCTTCAGACTTTCGAATACACCCGATCGCCGTCAGGTCAGCTTGTTTGATGCCATAACGTCGAATTAGTGATTGTTCTGCGACTGGCTCTATCGCGTCCTGATAACCGTTTGCCGGGTCGCTCCAGCTCACCATGCAGGTGCTGTAATGCGTTTTCTCGCTGGCGCTGGCATAGGTAAACTTGCCATCTTTAACGTTGGCGCGGGTGAAAATGTATTTAACATCGGCGGGCATGTCGGCCAGGACATTCATGCCGTTGTTTGCCCAGAACGTAGAGCCGCGATAAATAGACGCGATGTCGCGTAGTACGTTCCAAGCATCCTCTTGTGACTGGATGTAAACATCACACAGAAAACGCGGTTCTTTTCCGTCACCGCCCCGGCCATCCGGCACTAACTGATCGCAATACTGTCCAATCTGGTACAAGTCCCATTTCGTCAGCGCGAGGTTTTCAGCCTTTACTCGGGTTCCGATAGAGAACCGGTCATTTATCATCAGGTCATAGGTTATCCAGGCGGGGTTATTCGTCCATGCTGTTTTAAATGTCCCGTCCCACACCCCGGTATATTCCCGTGTCTCAGGGTTATAATTCGATGGCACGCGGATAATTCTGCCTTTTGGCTCACAGGAAACTTGTGGGATATTAGGAAACTGCTTTGCATCGAACTGGATAAATAACAGCGCTGTTTCTGGATAGCGCAGTTTGGCATCTATCGTCTCTGTAATTGCCTCAATAACCATCTTATCGGCTATACGATTACTGGTGCTGTTCGGCGTCAAACGACGAGCGCGAACCTGCCAGCCAGTTAAAGCCGGGGGTAAATCGATACGGTGACTGCGTTCATATTTTGTTGTTGTTTTGCCATCAACAGCAGTGCGCAGAGCTTCTTGATAAGCGCCGCCATCGGTGGCAACGTCGATCGCATATTCAATGCGATACCCCACAACGTCCCCATTATCCTGCTGTTGTTGTAATTGCGCCCAAGAATCCCTTAAACGCACAGCAGAAAGTTGGGTATTGGTCACCGAACGAACCCAGTCGCGCTCACTCGTCAACTCGGTACTGACCGTGATTTCATTTTCAACATCAGGCATTCCGGGGATGTAATCCTGATGTGGTGTACCTGAGCGGAACTCCCATTTCACGCCGGGGAAATTTTCAGTGCCATCTGCTGACGTCAGCGGAGTGCCATCGAGAAAAATTCGGGTACCATCAAGTTCGCCGGCAAACTCTCCCTCACCCAGCGCCAGAAGTATTTTTGCGTAAGATGTGGACTGCAAAGAATCGGGTGATTCTGTCGGAGTGCTTGGGCTGCTGCTACCACCTTTACGGCCTTCAATAACGTGCATTCTTTTCTCCAGGCGTAAAAAAACCCGCCGGAGCGGGTTCTGTAAATCAGCGTATTTTAATTACTGCTGGTCTTCTGCGTAGATGCCAGCGGAGATAATGGCACCACCTATGCGGCGCTGGCCGTAGAGGATCGGAACCGGATTACCCTGCGCAATGCTATTTACCGGGCCGCCGAATGCGTATGACGGTTTATTGTCCGGATCTTGGCGTGATGCTAGTCCGCCCTGCATCGGTGATAGCATTTGGATAACCCCGCCAAGCATCATAGCGCCACCCATCTGCATCATATAGCTCCCCCACGCCGCACCACCTAGCGCTTGCCCCCAGGGGGTAAATGCACCAATAGCGCCGATTACAACCATTACGGCCCCGAGAATAGTTTGGAACATACCTGCTTTTTTACTACCAATAACAACAGGGGCTATACGGATATCAGCCCCATTAGAAGGGAAGGATAAATCATCCTTTGAGAGGTTACGCTTTCCCTCGAAAACAGCGAATGTGAGTCCGCGATCTTTGCTCTCTAAAAGAAATTTTTGCAAATCTGGAAAATTCACACATAGAGCTTTAATGGCCTCTTGAGGGCTATCTACAGCAAAGCGATGAACACGCCCAAATTTCTCACCAAGTACTCCATAAAGACGTATAAATTTTACTTCCGGAATTAATATCGGCATACGGTCTCCAATAAAAAAACCGCCGAAGCGGTTTTAATCTTTAGTTCACTAATATCTTGGGCTTTGCCTTATCGCACATACTCCCCCATGTTTCAGAAAACCCGCCACTACCATCATCGAACACCAACTGACCATTTTCCAAAGAATAGGTAAAACGCGTATCCCCTGTATATCCACCATAACCATTTTTTGCGTTTACAGTGCCACATAAGGTAAATCTGTCCTTACCTTGGTAAGAGTATCCAAATTTAGCCGAGTCAGGATCTTTTAGGCTTTTTAATACCGCTGACTGACCAATTTCCACCAGGCTAGATGCGGTGTTCGTGTTAACAGGGGTATCATCTATCTTCTTTTTTGGATAGAAGAACACAAAAGCCAAGAACAAAATAACCACCGCAATAAAAATTAAAAACTTCTTATTCATTTCCATTATCCCTATAGAATTCCACGTCCATATGATAGCAGCAGATCAGTCGTTGTAACGCAAAATGGTGATAGTCCGTTCAGCCCAATACCCGCCATAAGGTACCCGGTTACTGAGTTGTCCGTACATGTGATGCAGCATAATGCCATCGCCCAGATAAACCGCTGCATGATTTGGTTCTTCTGCCTTCACCTGCATAACGATTACGTCGCCGATCTGCACCTCGCCCGAGGCAGGTACGAAGCCCGCCTCGGCGTAAAGTTTCATATAGAGATTTTCCCCTCTATCCCACCAGCCATCTGTCCGTTTAAAATTCGGCAGCGTGATGCCACGCTCGAGCTGATACCAATCCCGGATAATGGCGTAGCAGTCCCAGAATCCATGCACGAACGGGCGTCCAAGCAACGGCTTGATGCCCACAGTGGGCATCAATTCCCTGATATCACCTTCCGGCCAACTGGCAATGATCCACGGCAACTGTGACAGGTCACACTGTGCGATATCGAGTTGGCTGGGTTGGGTTGTTGCATCAGGGTGGCTGTGGACAATCGCAACAATTGTGCCGGCATCTTCAGCAGCAGCGTAATCCTCCGGCGACAAACTGAATTGTTCCGTTGGCTCCGGTGCCTGATTGCGACAGGGGATATAGCGCTGCCGGCGGCCGTTCTGCACCACCAGCCCACAACACTCCCGTGGATACTCCCCCGCCGCGTGCGCCAGTACGGCGCTGATTATCTGTTTACGCATCATCACCTCTTCAGCAATGCCGAACCGGGGAAACCACCGAACGGTAATTGCTCTGTAGCACCCCAGCGTTTTTTGCAATCACTGAGCAGACCGCCGCAGGCGTCCTTTGATGGATCGTCAACAGGATTGCCGTCTTCATCAAAATATCGCGTTCCCGTGTATCCACATGATGCCCCGCGGTACTGCCCGCGAATGCACCAGGTGCAAAGGCTATGGATTTGGCGCGTAGGGATTTGAATACCCTGCAGGTCTGCCGGTGAAGAAAGCTGGAACTCAATAACTTCATTATCTTCGCTGGTCTTGTTCTCGATATAGAACACATCCAGCTTTTCCTTTGTCGGATCAGCCTCTGCATTCCCATTAGGGAAATTACGAACGTCAAGATATTGAGCGAAGGTAAAATGTCGAGTCACCTTGGCCTGGGCCATGTTCTGATATGCCAGACACATAGCAGAAATGGTTCCGTCCAGGTTGGCCACACGCAACGTTGGCGTTGGTGCACTGCCATCATTGGTCACTTCAAACCCCGTAGCCTCAACTGGCCACGGTTTGTATTCTTGCCCCTGCCACCAAATCGATTTCGCAGGGAGTTGATCAGGATCGCCGCCGCCGGCGATCAGTTCATCTTCGGTATAAGGGATCGGATAGTTATGGAAAAACAACTCCGGACCGTCGAACATGCTGCCGTCAACATGGAACAAATAGACCTTGCTCCCCGGCCGCAGCAGTTGGAGATCAGCATTGATTGACATAATTTTTCCTACGGGTGATATGCGCGGGTGAATGTTACGGTCAGGATATAATTACGGCCCTGAGCATTGGCAAAGGTCGGCGTTATGGTAAAAGCCCCAGCATCGTAGAGCCCCAACTGGTACAACGGATTACGCCACTGAAATGAACGGTATCCGTTATGCTCTCGTAAAAAAGACACGATCGGTTCAATAAAAGACCAAGGGCCCGAAAACGTTAATGGCCAGCTTTCCTTTTCGCTGTTGATGCCATCACCGGTTACCTGTTTGTAGCCATCACCGAACTGTACTTCCCTGACAACCGGCTCAAATTCTCCCGCCGAACCATACCGGGGTGGAAAGCTGAACGTTTTAAGTTGTGCCATTAGCCCCTCCCTCCACGAATAGCGCGGTTTAATACACCGTTTTGGCTGAGATCCTTATCCCGTAACTCACGGTATTTCTTGGCTACATAGTTGCCAATATCAGCGCCAAACGATTCCAACCCTGGTGCCGTTTGCTGTTGTGATGCCTGCCCATTGCTGTCGATGGTGATATTCACCTGTGGTGCCGCTCCGGTCGGGCCTGCCGCGGCAGTGTTATAGGCACTGACGCCCAAACGACCATCTGGACCACGCTTCAATGGCAATATCCCCTCGTAACCAGCCTCACCCATCACGCCAGCACCTTTGGCAAACGCAAAGAATGTCGGCTGATTCACAACCTGCCCACTGTAAGCACTCAGCGAAGGTGAAGAGTATGCGCCGCCCTTGGCATTAGCGAACATAGGGACAGAACCGGGGTTGTTACCAGCACCGCCCGAGAAAGCGCCAAAGAGACTTTGCAAACCTTGAGACATCGCCATTCGCAGCGCGATTTTGGCCAGGTCTGAAAGGATTGAAACAGTGAACGACCTAAACCCGGCTTTTCCCGTCGTCACAAAAGACGTCAGCGCATCTTCCATACCAGAGAATGCCCCCGTGAAGAGTGATTTAGTCATACCGGCTGTATCGGCGGCCTGATCCTGATAGTTACTCCAGGCAGAAGAAGCGCCTGCCATCCAGTCCCCTCGCAGCCTGTCTTCCGCCGCGTAATAATCCTTCGCGGCCTGTAACTGGCGCTTATAGCCAGCATCATCCAGGCTCCCGCCCTGGTTCAACCACCCTTGTCTAAGCTGAGCAAAAGTGCTTTCACGCTGGCCAGCACGATCCCCCAAACCGGCACTGCGCTGCAATGCCTGCTGTTTCTCCGCCATTTGAGTGACATATTTGGTCGAAGCGTCCTGCAGTTTGTTGAGCCGTTCCTGCTGGGCAATTTGATCGCCGAGCGCGGCCTTCTGCTCCGCCAGCGCCAGTACTTTATCCTTGCTGGATAACAAGGATTTCTCCTGTGCGGATAGTTGACGTTTACTGGCGGCCTCTTCCAGCACAGTGAATTGCGCCTGCGCTTTCCAGAGATCCTTGCGCTGCTGGCTTATCGTGTCATTCAGGCCAGTATGTTGCCGTAAAACCTCCAACTGAGACTGCAGAGCCAACAAATCAGATTGAGAACTATCTGCCGCCCGATCGCCTGCAGGAGTTCGGTATTGAGGCGCTTTTGGGGATTTTGGATCCTTGAACTGTTCGTTAATCCGTTGAATCTGCTTATCACGCTCTGCAGCAGTCTTGATGATGCCGTTGTTGAATGCCTCATTCGTCTGCCTGATTAATTTCGCGCGCTTTTCTTCCTTGGTCTGCAGTGTGGTAGCCAGAGCATCTTGCTGTTGCGCCAAGCGCAAACGCTCCTGCTCATTTTCCTTTTGCTGCTGGCCTACGGTCTGTATGCCTTTCTCTGCACCACTTCGCAGGTTCATGGCATCAAGTTGAGCATTCAATAAATCCAGTTCTTCACGCCAGGCCTGCAATTTACCATTGCGCTGGTTGTAGCCAGTGCGTTCAGAATTGGCAATCTGCCGTTGAATGCTTGCCGCACGAGATTGCAATTCGGCAGTAGCCTCACCGGCCGTCTTGTCTCGGAAAACCCCCGTAATGGCATCCCACATCCCGCCAGCCATATCCTTCAGCGTACGCATATAGGACTCAACCGAGGAAAGCTCGGCTTTCATTTTCACTGCCGTACCATGCATCGCTTCGGCAGCAAGATCAGAGGCCAGTTTTACTGCATCCATCTGCCGACCTTGCTCTTCCAGAGATCGTATGTTGGCGTACTGCTCAGCAGTAAGGAAATGCAGGCTTTCATTCAGCGCTAAAATTCCCTGGCTTGGATCCTTGGCAATCGCAGTAAATTTGCCGGCCAATACGTCCAGCCCTTCGCCGCTCTCTTTCGCATAGGCGGCAATCGCCTGGCTTATCTGTGAAAAATTAGTTCCCGATGTGGCGCCGGCAGCAATCAGTGCCTTGAGGGAGTCAGTCACTGAAGTAAATGAACGCCCGGCAGCCGTACCTTGGTAAACCAAATCTTGCAGGCCTTGTTTGGTTAACCCAGATACACCATTGGTCCGTACCAGCTCACGATTAAGATCGGCGATCCTTTTACTGCTGTCGTACGCATCATAAGCCAGTAACCCCATCACCGCGGCGGTGCCACCGATAAGCAACCGTGCCGGCGTTAACAGACTGAGCATTGCTTTTAGTGCATTACCGGCACCACCAAAGCTATCTTTGATCTGGCCCCCCTGCTGAATGGCAACCAGCCATACAGGCGCACCCGATGCTAAAGAGGTTGTAATGTCGGTGATCTGCATCGGTAATTGGCGCATAGCCATTCGATATTGACCAGCCGAAATCGTGCCTCCCTTCCAGGCGCTCTCCTGTTCCCTGATTTTGGCAATCAGAGGTGCTGCCTGTTGGGAAATACCTAATTGCGCAGCCTTATACTCCTGGATTTGAGCGTTTGTTTTACCCTGCAATTCAACTTGTTCACGCAACGTGGACAAATAATTTTCCCGTTGCCGTTGTGCTCGCTCAGCCTCACGCGTGGCAGCACGTTCAGCTGCTTCCTGTTCCGCAAGAGCTGCCTTCAAACCACGTGCGGCTATTGCTGCTGCGCGTTTTTGATCAGCCTCACGGCGAGTCGCAGCCTCTTGCTGGCGTAATGATTCAATAAGAGGAGCGGCTTCTTGGCTGATCCCAAGTTGAGAAGCACGATACGCTGCTGATTCAGATGCTGACGAACGGAAAAGCGCATTCTGATCACGCAGTTTTTGAAGAAAGGCATTTTTGGTTTGCGTAGCCTCGCGTTCTGCTTGAGACAAAGCACGCTCTTTCGTCGCCGTTTCCGTCACCAGCGAGAGGTAATCGCCCTGCGTAATATTGCCGGCAGCCCTGGCTACCCGGATTTGCTCCTGGATGACACGAAGTTCCTGCAGGCTGTTTTCCGTACCCCTTATCGCATCGATCTGGCGAAAAAATGATGCTGTAAGACGGTCCTGCGCATCCCCGGTAACCTGTGATTGCTGCTGCTCTTCACGAAGACGGGCGCTAAGTTCCGCAATACGTTGATGGGTTTCATCCACGGCCCTTGATGCTTCAGACCATTTCCCCTTCATGCCATCCACGGCGATAGCCTGGCTTGCCTGCATCTTGGTGGTAGCGCCGGCGCTGTTTTCCGCTATCCCACTAATGGTTGCAGCCTGGCGTTCAGCCAGTCGCCGCATCCGTTCGGTAGACACATCCGCTTTTCGGCTAGACTCAAGCAACTGACGCTCAACGCGCCCCATCTGCTCCTGAAAAGAAACGGTGTTTGCATCCAGATTGACGACGAGATCAGCAATCTGCTCCGCCATAACGTACCCCTCCGAAAATCCCCTCCCCGATCAACATAAGTTCATCGTCTGTTTGCTCTGTTTCCGGCTCGGGCGGGGTTAATATGCTGAAATCACCGGGATAAATATCTTCATCACCGGAAGTAAACAGAGCCACCATGGTTGCCTTGAGTGATGAAAACTCAGCATCGAGCAAGGCGTCAGAAAAGCGGTTTTCCCGGTAATATCCTGCCCACTCGCCCAGCTCCGTCGAACTGATCTCTGAAAGCATCCGCCGCCAGTCCGGGCGCTTAAACTCGCGTGCCAGGCACATGGCAAAATGGATTTCGGAGGCTAGGGCTTTTCCGGGGTGAGCTCTTCCCTGGGATCTGGCAGGGCATGTTCATCGGTATCTGAGTGTTCAACCTCGGCCGGTACCATATCGCTCAGCACCAAGACCTTCTGGCTACAGCCGGCAATCGCCGCACCAGACCATTCCACTAAAATAGTCTGCTGCAGTGTTTCAACATCTTGCTTTTTATCGCTATGCCAAAGCGATGCGGCCACCAGCCAGGCGTTAATGCGCAGGCGCATCGTGGTAAAAGCAATGTTTCGGTCAGAATCGCTGGTATCTTCCGGCAGTGCATCGAACTGATCGGCTGATTTTTTAATAAACGAAAGATAATCAATACGTTGCAATCCAGAAAGTTCACTCACTTCCACTTTCTGACCGGCATAGTCAAACGTGTCTTTTTTCAGCATAAATCCACCAATAAAAAACGCCCCTTACGGGGCGCTATATTAAAATTAAGCCACAGTGATCTTGGCAATAGCCACCAGCAGACCATCGTTTGTCATCCCGATGATGTCCACGCTACCGGCTTTTACCCCTTTCACTTTGGCCACATTGCCATTTTGAGTTACCGTTGCCGTTGCCGGCGCAGAGGTACTCACTCGCAAACCGGCATCAGTCGCATTGGTCGGCAGAACGTTAAAGGTCAAATCCACGGTTGCCCCGACTGCAACGTTTGCGGTGGTCGGCGCGACGGTTACACCCGTGACAGGCACGACTGGCGAATCACCGTCTTCAGCAATGTACGGACGCCCAGTATTGGTCACTTTGATGGAGCGGGTGATCACCTCTTTGGCGGTCACGGTTTTCCCCAGGCTGCTTATCCAGCCTTTGAACACATCAACGGCGCCATTCGGGTATTTGACCTTGTAACCACGGACCTCCCCGGAATGGAACCACGCTACCAGACCTTGCTGGCCAGTTTCGCCGGGCTTCCAGGCTAACGTCAGGTTAGCCTCACCGGCGGACTTCGCCCCTTGAGCCGTCGCATTCCAGTCAGCGTCTTCATCATCGAGATAACTGTCGTCATAGGAATCAGCAGTGATTTCACCCGGCTGCAGCTCCTTGATTTTCGCCAGCCGTGTCCAACCATCATCACTGAGCGGGTTGCTGTACGGGTCGCCATTACCCGTATAAAGCCAAAAGGTTGTCCCGGCGCCTTTTACTGGCGCCAAAGGATTTGGAGTTTTTGCCATTATTGGCTCCTTACATGGTGTAGGTCAGTTGGTAGGAAATATCGGCGGCACCCCAGGTGGCCATGTCATCATCCCGTTGGTAGTTGTAACCCACGGGGATCATGGTTTCAGCCAGACTTGCCATATCAGGAATATCATTCAGAACAGGATAGATTTTCTCTTCTACCCACTGATCCAGCGCCGCATCAGGCTGGGTCGCCTTGAGATACACAACAATGTGCAAAATGGCGTGCCAACTATCCTCGTCCAGCGATGCGCCCGTATAACGTGCGTCATCAAGAAACACGGCCACGGCCGGCAAATCATTTTCATCAACGAACGCCGGCCTGCCGTCGAAATAGGTCACATCATCCGTGATTGTTGCGCGACAACGGTCCAGTATCGCGTTGCGGATCTCAGCATGCTTAATCATCCAATTTTCCTCGCAAGATAAAGCCGCAACTGGTTTTTCAGGGCATATCCCATTTCCTTGCCCATATCGGTTTCCAGCAAACGCCGCGTTTCTTCCTGATAGGCTTTGGTCAGAGGTGTTACCAACGGAATTTTGACGACTTCGATCGGATAACGGGATCGACCAACACGTCGCATGACATGCCAGCGGCCGTTGTTTAATTGCTGAATAAATGCATTGCGGAAGGTGTAGCGCCCAATCTTCAAGACGCTGCCCTGTTTACCCACAAATCCAGCACGACGGGATAGTTGTAACCTTGCAGCCCCCAGCTTGATCGCCGGCAAATTACCACGGTTGATCGAGAGCGTTGCCCGCGGCGGGTTTTGTTCGGCACTGGCCCGGCGCAACCGGGCACGCTGCCTGATCAATTTCTGCTGCACCCGAACATCTTCGGCCACCAGTTTGGTGCTACGACTTATTGCTCGTCCTGCAACGCGGTTCAATGACTGCGCCGTCGCGCGCGGCACCATGGACTTGCTGAGGGTGTTCAGATTACGAATGGCCTGCTCTATGCCTTTCATGCCGATCCCCTTATTCAATCCAGATATGTGGCTTACCGTTAAAAAGCTGGTGACGCGTCACGATGTAGTTTTTGCCAGTGAAAATCACCGCGTCATTTCGGTGTGGTCGATACCCCGCAGTGAAAATCACCAACGAAATACCGTCACCACTCATCGCCTGCAATTCAGGGATAAAATGGGCTTCCACCGCAATGTGATCAGCGCCACCCAGCGTGACAGGCTTGCCGAGCCGGGAAAGTGTGACGCTATCCATCCTGGCGGCCATCCTGTCAAACGGATTAGCCATTGAGTTTTACCGCAATCACAGTGACGTCTTTCGCCGCGGCTTCCCAGGCATAGCCGGCGGCCACAGCGTCAGTCGCGACCAACTGCACCACGCCATCCTTGATAAACACCTTTTTGCCAGCCGGGATTACATCAGCCACCAATTTAGGCAGTTGAAATACCCCTGAGACAAAGCCATCACCGGTGCGACCGCTGGCGATATCCGTGATCGCCACAGCGACCAGGTCCCCCACAATAACCGGGGATCCACTGGTGATATCCGTTGTGGCCGTGATAGCGATGGTGTTGCCGTCTTGCACGAAGTTCTTAGCCATTTGAAACTCTCCATACGGCCCCTCACAGGGGCCGAATTTCAGGTATAAAAAAAGCCCGTCAGGGCCGTCATGTTTGCGCTGCTGGCTTATTTGCCGGAGGAGTAAGTCATGCCGCGGTGATCGATCGGGGCAACACCCGCATCAATGCGAACCTTGGTCGCGATACCGTCAGTATTGAAACCCTCTTGCTGATCGATATATGGCACGTCAACGCCGTTGAGATATGCGACCTCGATAGTGTCGCTGCCCTTGGCTGATGCCAGATACCAGGCGGCCGGATCAGCGTCGTCAAGGCGCGCTTCACCAATCACCGAAGCAAAGTTTTGGATCGGGTTGATAATGCCGGCATTGATATCAGCCCCTTTCACGCTGGCCGACTTGATTGTCTGGCTAGCAATCGTTTCCAGAGCGGTTGGTACCAGCAGGAATGCCGGGCGAATGTTCAACGAGCGGCCGGTGGTCGGTTCTTTCTGCGTACGCATCAGCTGACGGGCTTTATCCAGGTTACCGACGTCAATGGCGCCGGTGGTCATGTTTTTGTGGTCAGCGCTAAACAGCTTTTTACCGTCCGACATGACTTTGTTATCCACCAATACGGCGTAAACCAGATCGCCGATCGTCGCTTTTGCCGCGCGGCCCATCTTCATCGGCACATCCGTCAGTTGGTTGAGATCGTCGTTGATAATGGCCTGGCGGGTGATAGAGAAAATTTCCCCATAGGTGGCCAGTGCAATTTTTTCACCGCGATCGCCGGTGGTAACGTACTTGTACTCGGCCCCCTCACGTACCTGCCGCAGCGACGGGAACCCACCCAGGCCGACGCGGGTCGCGGTTTTAAAGTCTGAAAGTTGGCCTTTTTTGGTCCACTGTTCAAACGTTTCGGCAGCTTCTTCCCACCCCTGCAGAATCGACTTATTCGCCACATCCAGCAGAATGTTGCCAAAATCTGAGGTGCTGTGTGTCAGCGCCAAACCGACCATTTGAACCGGGTTTAACGTCGAAACGCTAATCCCGCGCTCGGTCAGCGACATACGCGCCAACTCGCGCAGCGTCATACCGTTATAGGCATTACTGTTGTCACGCTCTTCATAGCCGGCGCGGGCCATCAACATCTGGCGGACACCATCGCCAACAATGTTCCCGTTACTGATATGCGCTTGGGCGCCGATCGCGATTTTGTCTGACGGGGTTGTCCCTTTACCCAGCATTTCAAGCAATTTGTCTTTTGCCGCGGAGACGGTGCAATCAATATCAGCGATGCAGCTAGCCTGCAGCTCCTGATGCTTGCCGCCAAACATGGCAAACAGGTTATTGATATCGGTCACACGGGCCTTTTGTTCAGCCACCACCTGCGCACGGATCGCAGCAGCATCCACGCTATTTTCAGGTGCGGACGGTGCTGGTTGTGGCATAGGCTGCGGAGCTGGAATCGTGCTGTTACGCGGCGGGGTGATCAGGTTACGGATAGAATTTGGCATTTTTTCAAAATCCTCAATGCGTTTGGAATGAATACAGGCCATGGCCTGCAGAGAGGGAGTGACCTGATCAGCAAAACCTAGAGCGAGGCATTCTTTGCCATCCATCCAGGTTTCATCGTCAAGCATGGCGGCGACTTCATCTGCCGACTTTCCTGTTTTAGCGACATAGGCCGGGATCAACACGTTCTCGACTTTATCCAGCAAGTCGGCGTAATTTCTCATGTCGTTAGCATCGCCGCCGGCGAAGCCCCAGGGTTTGTGGATCATCATCATGGTGTTTTCCGGCATGATGACGGGGTTGCCGACCATCGCGATCACTGACGCCATGGAAGCCGCCAGGCCGTCAATATGTACAGTGATCGCGGCACCATGATTTTTCAGAGCATTAAAAATGGCGATGCCGTCAAAAACATCGCCACCCGGGGAGTTGATATGCAGGTTAATTTGGGTAATGTCGCCCAGTGCCTGCAAATCTTTAACAAACTGCTTGGCCGTGATCCCCCAGTAGCCGATCTCGTCATAGATGTAGATATCGGCGGAGCTGTTGGCCTTGGCCTGCATGCGAAACCAGGAGTTATTTTTTCCGGCGTTCGCTTTCGGACGATGACTCGCCCTGTTTCGTTGCTTCGGCACTGGTGCCTCCTTTGTCGTTGGCGGGATCGGTATCAAACACCAGCCCCAGCTTGTTGTTTTCGTCTATTTCTGCTTTTCGCCGGCGCTTAACTTCAGATGGATTTGCACCGCGAGAACGGATCCAGTCGCTTTCTGTTGCTGCGCCACCGCGCACCTGCACTTTCCAGCCATTGGCCTCTTTCAGCGGGTCAATCCACGGCATCACCGGACCGCTATACACGGCGTTAAACAGTGATTTCATGTCGAGATCGGCCGGTGTTTTTATCACGCCAGAGGTGATTGCCATCTGTAGCCAGTTTCGGTAATTCGGCCGAGATATCGCGGCAACGAATGAGTCCTGCAGAATGTTGTAACCTTCGAATGACTCCACCAGCTCTTGCCGTTGGGAGGAATAGGTGCCGTTATAATCCCGCGCAATGCTGGAGTAGCTGCCGCGACTACCGGCAGATACGGCCCGCAGCTGCCCATTACGGAAGTTTTCAAGGTTGGGATTGGGGCGATCCGACTTGATCATGCCGATTTCTTCACCCGGCTGAAGCCCATCAAAGAGCATGCCTGGGACGATATCCATTTCTCGATCATCATCAGGTGTGTTATCCCCATCGTACGACTGGCCATCGCCTTTTTTCACGTACATACCAAGCGCGGCGGCAATACGTGCCGCGGTCAATTCGGCATCTTCGTAATCCTTCAGCGCACTGAGACGAACAAGGATCCCGGAGAGCAAACTGTTACCCCTGATCTGATGCAGGCGACGCACAAATTTCAGGTGCAGCATGTTTTCGGCGCTGATCTCCTTGGGATCGCCTAATGCTACCCCTGATGTGGTCAGAGATTTATGGACCTGGTACTTGGTTGGTCGGCCCCAGGCATTCAGGATAATCCCCTGGCATAGCCCTTTCCCGCTGTCATTACTGTCCAAAGGCACAAAATCAGGCTCCAGGGCTTCAAGCCAAAATGGCACGCCGGCCTGCGGGGTCAAGCCCGGGACTTTTCCCTGAACCATCTGACAAAACACTTCGCCGTCCCGCAGCCAGGTGCGTGCCAACAACCGCTCCATTACCGGGCGGGTATATTGCCCGGTGACCTCGGGCGCAATAGACCACTCCGCCCATGCGGCTCGAATTTCCTTGGCCAGATCATCTGCCACCGCCCCCGTTAGCAATAATGGCTGGGGCTCAACGATGATGCCGCGCGCACCGACAATACGTTCCTCCATCTTGTCCAGTAAGCCGATCACCAGATCGTGGTTGTTATCCAGCCATCGGGCCTGTTCACGCAAAGAGCGCCCACCAAACTGCGTCAACTGATTGGCGTTGCGGTTTTCCTTGCGCGCCTTATGGGTTCGCGTCGGCATTACCGCCTCATAGGCAGCAATCTTATAGCGGGCTTGCAGCCGACCGGCTTTCCATGCCGGTGAGAGAATGCCGATCACATCATCGATAAAACTCATGGAAACCTCGCCACTTTGTACATCGGCCGCCCGCGACGCGCCGCGATCATATCGCTGAGCCTTCGCTCCCAGCTCGCCCGCCCCTTACGGATTTCAGATAGGCTTTCCATCGTCATCGATTGGCCGTTAAACGTGATCGACTTCCCCTCCAGAACCGCCTTTTCCGCAGCCACGTAGCTCTGGATCATGTTTTCGATATCGGCCTGATTCATAGCCACCCTCCTGAAGAATTAATGGGTGCCCACGCCGAAGTTTTACCTTCAGCGTCGGCGGGGTCTTTTTGTTCGGTTTCACGTATTGTTTTTTGGCGGGATACTGGTTTTGTTGCAGGTAACGGGGAGGCTGAATATTCAAATGGTTCTGCCCATGGTGGTGGCTTCTCCCATTTAATCTTCTCGTAACCTCGCAAGATCACCAGTGCCTGGGCGTAGACCATCAAGTCGAATGCTTCGTTGGCGCCGCGGCCCGGCTTTTTCCACTTTCCATCTGGACCGCGCTCTTCATACGTCAGTTCGTCATAAAACCATTCACCGATCCAGTCGGGGAAATGCACATAGTTAGCCCCCGGCGTACCACGAAGCAGCGCGTTATTAATCCGATCTTTCAACGCGTTGGTTTGCAGAAGGTAAAGCGGTACATCCCCACGCGCTTGCGCGCGCCGGTTTGAACGTTCTGTATTATCGGGGAATGTTTTACTGATCAACTTGCTGCGGGCTTGGCTGTCGCCCTTGAAGAGATAAACGCGCTTCTGCACTCCATCCCGGCGGCACTTGCGCCAGAATTCGTACGCATTGCCCGTTACACCGTCCTCACCGCCGGAGTCAACGGCCATGGCCAGTACAGGCATTTTTACGCTGGGGTCTTTATCCAGTGGCCAGCATTTATCCAGCACATCCGTGCGCAATAAGTCCCAGTCTTCAAGGTAAGCGGCCGGATCAACAGGCAAGCTTTCGCCGTTCTTATCGAACCGCATCGATTGCCTGATGTTGTAGCGATCCACCAGCCAGCGCTCGCCATGTGCGCCGTATCCCATGACCTGCACGACAAACCGACGATTTTTCCCGCCCTGAACATCCACCGTAGCCACCAGGAAGCGAACCCCTTCGGGAACCGCGCGCTTCGTGACAGCCTCCGCCCGCGCCATCAGTGCATCCGATTTTCGCTGTTCGGTTGCCGACTGCGGCAGATAAGGCAAGCCCCAGTCGGTGTTGATGATAGCTTTCAGCGTTTCTTCGCTGCCATTGGCTTCAAAGTCCTGCTCAGCCGTCAACAGCTTGTAAACCAGCTGTGCCCAAGTTTGGTACGCCGCCGCCGGCCCTTCCATCCAGAACGAAGCGATGCGTGATCGCCGTGGCTCACCATAACGTTCACGGTTTGCCCTGATTTTCTCCCCATCTTTCAGCCACACGCCGAGGCCGTTCAGTTCACGCTTTTGGTTTGCGGTGATCCGCCCGGCACAGTGAGGGCATTCCATATAGGCTGCCTCGCTGGCCACGACCGGATCGGTATGTTCGCGGAACCCCGTCATGTTCGCTTTAACAGGCTGGAAGAATTCACCACAATGTGGGCATGGCCAATACCAGCGGCGGCGATCGCCACGATTAAACAGCGACAAGATACCGGTTGTCGGCGGCGCTTCATGCAGCGAACTCGGCCGCCACTTACCATTGGTGATCTCTCGACCAGGGGAACTTTCCACCAGAGTCATGCCTGATGACATAAACGTGGTGGTTCGCTTCGATGCCAGTGAGAAGCCATCCCCTTCTCCATCAATATCATCCGGCCAGCGGTCATAGTCCGTCAGGGCTACAAACCGATAATCCGAGGATGACATGATGTTGACCGATGGCCACCCGATCTTCAGATAGTTGCCTGCACGAAATGTTTTATCGTGGACGTTGTTGTCGTTGGTTCGGGGGCTAAGACGCTGTGCGACTTCCTTGCTGACACGAAACGTCCTGTCGAGGCGCTTTTTGGAGTGCTCACGGGCTTTTTCTTCGGTCATCTGAATGAGCAGAAAATCAGCCGGATCGCAGACGATGGTATAAACGATCCAACCGTCAATAAGTCCTAACGTTTTCCCTGTCCGCGCGGGGCCGACAAAGACCACAGCATCATACTCGCGCGATGCCAGGCAGTTCATCGGCTCAATAATATACGGGGTGAGCGTCGCATCCCATGGAAGTGAAATTCCGGCGCCCATTGGAACCTTCATATATTTAGCAACAGCCTGCGCCACCGGCATGCGCCGCGGCGGTTTTAGTAATGTGGCCACTTCACGACGCAGGGCGCTGGCCGATGCGTAACAGTTAGCTATCATCGTTTCCCCCCTCCACTGTCACAACTTCCGCAGCCAACATTTCCCGCATTTCGTCTATTGCAGCCTGAGCTTCAGCTATCTGATCCGGGCGCCAGCCCCGGTCACGCTCCAGCTTATCTGGCCAGGTATCCAGCACCTGCGAAATGGCCTTAACCAATAACGCCATTTCCCGGTGTGCCTCTGATGCCGGGAGCAGCTGTTTAAGCGACTCCTCAAGCTTGATTCGTTCATTTTCCGACTGGTACCAGTCCTTGCGGTCTTTCGGCCCCATCTTGTTCGGATTCTGAAGATCTTCAATATCGGCGGGCTCGGGCGCGCCAAACAACACTGGCCCCACGTCTTTAAGGGCATAAACGGGGTTGCCTTTCACCGTGCCGGCGATCGGCGTATTAGCCTCAAGCAGCCGCTTTCGCACCGTGCCGCGGTTCAGCCCAAAAGCTTCAGCAATCTTCGCTACGCTCCAGTTGTAGGCGTCCCCCAGATTGCTGATGTTGGACATTGACACCTCACGTTGTCAGGTGAAGTCACGATTTATTTCGTTAACTCAAAGGGTTGCAAGCTGGTCAGATGACAGTGTTTTTCCGATCTTGTCACCTGATTTACGTTTTTATCTCTATATATCAAATAGTTATCACACATGCTGCTGACAGCATGAAAACTCAAAAACTAGCCGTTTTCCGCGAGGTCGCCGCCCCGTGGCTGGGGTACCCCCTCGGGAGTACCTTTTGCATTCTTCTTGCTTGCAGGCATAAAAAAACCCGCCGGAGCGGGTTCAATCATTTTTTGCCGTTGGCCTCAGCCATCTGCTGGTATCGCGGGTCGTTTGGCCCTGGGAATTTGTGGCTCTGGCTGCGGTAATGCTGCTGGCGTTCGCGGAAAAGCTCGCGCAGATGCTCAGGCTGATCCGCCTCATCGGTGGCGCTCAGTGAATGCCACCTGTAATGCTATATAAGCTCACGCAGGAAACTTTGAATAAACTCTTGGCGCGGATGCCGGTAATTCAACAGCTCCTCCGGCATCTTCATAAAGCGGTTGTCAGCGTTCTTTACCGTGACAAAGCAACTATGCACCCCGCATACGCTCTGATCTATGCGTTCGTCATACTCAAACAATAATTCAGCCATCTTTTCCTGCCACTCTGTGGGCATCGCCTCCATAAACACTCGGGGCATTACGCAGAATGCGGAATATGACAGCCCAAACCACAGCTGTAGGTCTTTACGATCAGCATCGTCCATCGTCTTTACCTTTGTTATCTCACAGCGGAATCCCGCCATTGGTTCAGCGTGGCCACCTGGCCGGCGCAGATTGATAGGGCTGTTTGAAGCGCCAGCGCGTGGCTGCCGATATCCCCCCAGGTATCACCCTGCAGTTTTGGTTGCTCGCAGGGGGTAAACACCGATTCAGGGGGAAACAGCACGAGCGCCGCCGCCGGCGGTGGTGTCCGTTCCGCGCAGGAGGCCAAGAACAGCACCAGGAGCAGCGCGGCGGGCGCATTCATCATTTTTGATAGCATCCCTGTATTTCCTTTGGTAGTTTTCACCCTGCTGGCGCAACTGCTGCTCTCTGCGTTGCTGTTCTGCCATCATTGCGCGATTACGGGCGTCATCCGCGCGCAAGTTGGTAATCAGTCCTGCCTGCTGCGCCAGCGTCTCTTTCTGTTCATCCACCAGCTGTTGCGCGGCTCGGTATTTGCCGTGATAGTGGTTGGCGCTCCAGATAAGGCCACCAGCGAGACAGGCGATAAAGATGCTGCTCAATAACCAATGACGGTTCATTTATCCAACCCCCAGCACGCCAGCGCAGATTCTTGTTCCCGTCGATCCACTTGACCGTAACAGCCATTAGCCTGACCTTTTGTCAGCCGGCAATCTCGACCACGGTCGAATATCCAGCGCCGGATTTCTCGGCAGGCACCCAGCCTGTCATTGGCGTTAAGTTTTCGGTAAAACGTCGTCGTGAAACAGCGAGACGGGCCGATGTTGTACGGGCAGAACGACGCAATACCCGCTTTTTGTGGTTCAGTCAGCGGCACCTTAATATTTCGCTCAACCCATCCCAGCGCCTTGTCACGTTCAATCGCATTGTAGTGAGCGCATTGGGCGACGGTTAATGTCATGCCTCGCTGCACTGGCTTGCCATCGATAGACGTGACGCCA